GTTACGCTAGTAGTAGCGATTTCATCACTGCCAGAGACAGGATGATCATAGTTGTAAGATTCAGTAGTCATTTACTTTGCTCCGGTAGCTGTTTTGTAAGATTGAACGAACTGTTCTGCCTCTGAAGGTTCAGAGTCTTCTGCAACAGCCGTGATGTTTGGTTGCTCAGTGTTAGCCATTGCAGCATCAAGCGCATTACCCTGTTCAGCGGTTGCTGATTGTTGAGGGGCTTTAGCTAAAACACCCAACGCTTGCTCTACTGACATATCAGTATCAAATGCCAAGTGGTGCGCTAAGTCTTTTCGACCCTCTGCAGCTTCAGCCGTAATGATGGCTTTGCAACGTGCTTGATGGTCTACCGCATTTTCAGTAGTAGCGGTTGCTGGCGTAGCAGCTTGGGCTTCTTCACCGGCAGTTACCGACTCAGTTGCCACCGAAGTAGATTGTTCACTCATTGTGACGCTCCGTAGTGTTGAACTGTCCGGTGAGGACAGATGTTGTTTAAAATGTGAAATGATGTTGTGCGAGTTAACCAACTCGTCAGCTAGGCCAGCATCAACAGCTGCTTGCCCGGTATAGGTTTGCGCTTCTGTTTCAAGAACGGTTTCAATAGGTAAGCCAATGTTTGTTGCTACCTTGGCAGCGAACTGTTGGCGCAAGTCGTCGCACTGGGTTTTGAAATCTTCATAAACAGATTCGGGAAGGTTTTTATAAGGGTTACCATCAACCTTGTGAGAACCAGAATAAATTAGCGTGACCGCCAAGCCTGATTCAGCAAGCATTTCCTGATAGCTGGCATGTATCTGAACAACGCCAACCGAACCACTAATGGCGGTTTGGGTTGTTAATCGCTTGTCTGCAACGCTGGCAATACACATAGCGCCACTACAAGCCATATCGTCATAAATTGCCCAAACAGGTTTGTCACCCTTGTTTTGTGCAATGTGGTCTGTGGCGTCAAAGCACCCTGCAACGGTGCCACCTGGCGAATTAATGGCAAGCAATATGCCCTCTACATCAGGATCAGCGTTGGCGGCATCGAACATGCCAACAATAACGTTGTAGCCAGTAGCCCATGAACTTGAATAACTAAGCTTGTGAACAAGCGTTCCCATAACAGGAATAATGGCTATACCATCAATAAAGTGAAACGGCTTTGAGTCGTAGTTTCGGCCACTCATGCCATACCCTAGAGACGCGGTACTTATGCGAGGCTTCTCAGTAGCATCAACAGCTCCTTGATCATCAGTGATTGAGAAACCACCTTTTTGAAGTCGAGACAGAGAGCCAACGAGGTTTCTAGCTGACTTAGCGTTCATAGCCAAAAACTGATTGGCGAGTTGTTCTAACATAGGCACAAAAAAACCGCTTACGCGGCCTCTCCTTCTGATTCATTGCTGGCGAACTGGTTTACTTGAATCCAACTTGGCGGCGGTAAACCCGCGGCTTTTCGTTCTTCGGTTTCTCGAATTTGCTGGCTAAATATCTCTTGGTAATCCTCACCCATTGTTGCCAACTCTTTTTCGTAAGTAGAAAGACCAGACTCAATTCGTAGAACCGCTTCTTTAACTTCTTTCAACCCATCTATTGCTAGTCGACCTGAACCAATCCACTCAGCGTTACACCATGCTGCTTTTCGCTCGTAGAAGTTGTACTTAGCTTTGCGAGGCAAGGTGATAATGTTTCGGCTTACGGCTTCTTCTAGCCATAAAGCAAAAACGCGGGATGCAAAGCCAGAGGCGATCACTTTTCGGCGGCCCATGAAATAGCGCCAGCTTTCCATCATCGATGCGCGAGCGCTCGAGTAATTTACTTTTGAGTAGTCACGCGCTAATTGCTCATAACTTACGCCCATTCCTGCGGCGGTATATCGGAGTATTGAAGCTTCTAAGTCGGCAAATCCATTGTCTGCATGACCTGGTGTTTTTAAATTAAGTGATTCGCCAGGGAACAGGTGCGGAATTTTAGCGCCATTCATTTTAACGTTAGCGCCTTGGTGATACTGACCAGTCATCGCCATCATTGCTGACAGCCCTTTTATTGCGGGGTTTTCATTACCCTGTCCTGCACCAAGTATCATTTGGTTCGCTGTTTCTGAATCAAGGTCCGACTCAATTACAGCGGCATACATTGCGTTAATGATGGCGTTTTGAAGCTTTGTTAACTGCAGCTTATCAATCATGAAAAGCTGTTCCATAACTGAAAGGAGCTGATTAGCCCCTCGCGTTTGCCCATCTTCACGCGGTTCAAACACATGAATAAACTGCTGGCGGCCCCATCGCGTTTCTCTAGGAACGCGGGTCCATTCGCCATAACCATAGCCGTTTAACGATGCACCCATGCCATAACGAGGGTTAAGGACATGGTAAGCAACGGCGCTGCTATGGCGGTCTTGCTCAACACCACCGCGTAAGAACTGGTTATCAGCAACACCATTGGGGTTTGAAACTCGCTTGGGTGAAACCATCTTGATAGCGGTTCTAAATAAAGAGCCGGGGCGGCGAATCCATTCAGCTGCAGCCATCGCTTCACCTAGATTAACGTGAGTTGCAACAACTTCACGAACCATCATGGTGAAGGTGCGCTTACGCTCTGCATCTAAGTAACAGCCCACGTTATCTTCAGCGTGTTCTTTAAAAGCAGCTTCTACATCTACGGCTAAGGCACGAGCGTCTGCTTCCTCAATGCCAAGTGTTCGCCATTGTGGCTTATAGCTTAAGCGAAATAGCGAACCCACCACGTTATCAACGTGCATTTGCACGGCACCATTTGCAAAACCGTGGTTTTTAACAAGATCATCGGCTCGCGCATTACCCATCTGAAGATTAGGCAATAAAGCGGCATCTGCTGATTGAAGCGTGGGGTTCCAGTCCGTTAACTGCCCACCAAAACCATGAGCGGCACCCTTGTATGATTCAGCCATTGGCTGACCTTTGTGATCTAATATCTGAACATTTTTCATTAGAATCGAAACCCAGCTGGCGCACGGCGTCTTCCAACACCATTAACTTTGGCTTCTAACTCACTGATGTATGCAGTAAGTTCATAAAGGTTAGCACTGGTGTATTCTACAGACAGACCATCTTTATTGATTTTTACAACTCTGGTTCCTGTCAATAACTTGTGTCTGGCTTGTTGTGCCTCTTCAAGTTGTCGCGCTTCATTAGCTGCCATTTAATAATTTTCCTAAGTCTGCCATGCTACTTGAATCGCTAGTTACATTAGCGGTTTCAGCAACGTTAACGGGAATTGCGGCCAGTGAATCAAGATCAAGCGCGAAGTATTGTTGCGCGACTCGCAAAGCGGCCAAATTGTAAACTTCACAATCTAGCTTTTCGTTTCGGGCACCGTCTGGACAATGCCACTTGTAACTTTTCTGCCCATTCACAAAGAAAGGCTTTTTGTATTCAACCAGCATCTGCTGGAAGAACGAAAGGTTGCACCATTCCTTCATTGGAAAATGTATACAACCTGGCTTACGCTTGCCCGGTTCGTCGGGAACGATACTTAAACGCTCAGAGATAATATCTTTTGCGTTATCGGTTCCCACCATAACCAAGTAAACACCGTGAGTGTTTTTCTTCTTGGGCTTGGTCGCTATTGGTTTCCCATATTGGCTTGCACCCTTACATGGGAATAACCGCATAACACCAAAGCGCTTGGTGAATTTGTAAACCTCATCGGTATAGTGCCCGCCTGAGTCAAAGCAACCGATTGCCCAGTTCATCACTTGGCCGTTAGCTTTTTTGTATTGTTTACGGAGTGGCTTTTCTAGTTGGTCCCAGAAAAGCGGCACCGATGGATCCCCGTGAACCTCGAAAGCATCAATAACATAACTTTCTTCGCCGGCAGTCAAACCCTTAACAACGAATTCAGCCCAATGGTCTTGCATATCACCACCAACGGTAATGAAAACAACATCATCAGGAACTTCAGCGCGATAATCTTCACGCCTAGCAAAAAGGTGTTCAGGCTCAGTTTTAGAGCGCTCTACTTCTTCAAATGCCTCGCCAAGTGTTGTATTGATGAAGGACTTAAGCTTCATCTGGCTACCTTGGGCCTTGTACCATTCGGTAACAATTCTCGACCAAGGAGAAAAGTTTGAGTAAAGCGAATTTATATACCAGGTAACTGATTCTGGTGTGGGTGCAATGCTCTTTGTTTCTGGGAAACCTTCAGCATGATAGAACGTAATGCTATCGTAGGTTGCTAAACCTTCGTTGCTCAGCCAATAACCTTTGTGATCAGCTTCTATAAAATCCGAATATGAAAATGTTTCACTGCAGGCAATGCAACGATACTTCGCGCTTCTGGCCCTTTCCGAACCTTCAAGTTCACTATCCCATTCCAAACCGTATTTGCTGTCTTTGCCACCAAAGATTAACGCTTGGTGTGTATCGCAATGTGGGCAAGGTATGTAACGCTTGAAATACTGCTCTGATTCCTCGGCGGCCTCTGTAATTTGGCACTCGCCTTTTATCGTGGGCGTAGAGCCCCGTATTGATTTGCCGAACGCTGAACCTTCCAAACGCTTATCGCCAAGGAAAGTGGCAGAACCTTCGCCTTCAATATCTCTATCAAATTTTGAAAGTTCATCGTATATCGACAAATCTAGGGATTTTTCACGATAGTTTTTTGCAGCCTTACCACCCATCAAGAACAATTCACGGCGGTTAGTAAACGCCTTATTCTCTATGGTGTTTTGTTTACTCTTTTTATTTAGGTAAGGAAATATTGCGCGCAGCGGCCCAACATCGCGAAGCATAGGATCGATGTGCTTTTTACTAAAGCCATCACGGGCACCATCGTCTGGCTGCCAAACACCTATGTTTCTTTTTTTGTGCTCAATGAAGTAACCAATGGCCGCACAAATCAGTTTGGTATAACCAACCCGCGCCGACTTTAACCAGTTAACCTCTTTAATATCGTCGTTGCACATTGAGTTCAGAATGGCTATCTGACTCGGCGCTGTCTTCCATGGCCCCTCAATATAAGAGGACTCAGGAGACATATAAAAATATTTATCCGCCCATTCAACACCAGTAAGTGGTGGCGAACGGTAAAGAACTCTCGCACCCTCTTGCAGCGCTTTCTTAAACTTTCGCCTCTGCCTGAGTGATAACGTCATCTATTATGTCGTCCAAGTAATCATCAAGATTCGACGCCTCGTTCTGATGCTTGATTGTTTCAGACTTGATAAAGTCGATAATCCTCTGCTCTATTTCAGGGTGGCGTCTTTTGATGTTAGGGGCTAATGAATCCAGGGTTGCACCGACTTGGGATAAAATTCTTGCCAAAACATCTCGCGCAGCTTCTACGGGAATTGCGCGACCTTCCAAAATTTCATTCTTGATTTGCTGAGTGATCCGCTGCTGCTGGGTGAGCATTGCGCGCTCAAGTTCGAGATCGATCTTCTCGCCTGCAGGGTTAACTCGGTTGTTATTTTTCTTAAGTTCGTTTTCAATGCGGTTTTCAACCACATCCTGAACCCTAAAAAACGTTTGGCGTCCAACTTTCTTGTGTGGCTTAACGCCCCATTTGTCAAAGGCTTGCGTAGAAATGCCTAATGACTCAGCCATGTTTTTCTTGTTGAGTAAATGCGAGTCCATGGTTTGTGCTTTTTCAGTGACGATTTAGGCGATAACTAAACAACCTTGAGCGAAAATGAGTCATAAATAGCGCGAAAGCGAGATGCAAATTACCCTCGGTAGGGCACCCCCCCTGGGAAGTACCTTTTTTGCACCAAAGGTGTGCAAATAATGATATTTTCATGCGAATCATCACCTTGCGGTTGCTAAAGCCTTTTTAATCGAGGCTTTCACGTGCATTGAGGCCACTTTCTTAGCGGTTGACTGACCACGCTCGAAGAATTTAAAGCGCTTCTTGTATTTCGCTGGCTTCTTACTTAGGTATGCCAAGGGCTTGTTCTTTGTCTTCATTTGCTGAAGCACTAAGCCATCAGCAACAAATGTCTTACCCTGATTTTGTAGTCTTTTTAATTTGCCACGGGGTAAGTTGCCGTACTTGTTGGCCGCTTTCTTACGCGGTATTACCAATGACTTAGCGCGTCTAGTGCCGCCCTCTATCTGATATTTCAGATATGACGCCTGTACTGGCTTAATAGAAACTGCGGCTGTTTTGGTGCGCTTATTGGCTCTCGTTATTTTGAAAGCCTTTTGAGTAAATGGCGTGGGCTTATCGATATCTGCTTTAAGCTGACGCTCTACACCCACCTTTACATCAGCGGCTATTGCATTGGCAGCAAGAACGGAAGCGAACTCCACTTGTTTCTCAATCTTCTTAAACGCTTTATTGAAAAACTTCTCTATATCATCGGCCATTGCTTCACCAAAACTACCAATGGCCTTAGCCCATCTTTGGGGCTGATGGCTGAGCAGGCCATTAGGATTAATCCTCGTTGTTAACCATTGCCCTCAAAGTTACATCGTGAAGCTCTCGCTTCCTGCGTTCCTCTGCCTGCTGGCGTTTGTCTTCACGCCGTTTGAAATAATAATTCATGGATAATCCTACGGCACTCACCAGTACGCCAAATACTATGCCGAACTCCTGTGAGGCGAGAAATCCCCAAAATGCTGAGATACCGCCCCCAATGTATGTAGCTATAGATGATTTATCGGACATTGATTGATTGTATTCGTGTTGGTAGTGAGTGTTCATGCTGCTGCCCTGTTTGTGGTTTCAACAACATAGTTATTCAAATATTGTTCCATTGGGTATTAGACAAAAGTTCAACTTTTCTTATTGAATGCCAATACGTTGCGCTTTCCGATTTCTCGCAAGCCTGCGTAAGTCGTGGGTAGCGTAAGGAATGCGCCTATTATCGCTAGCTCTGGTGAGTCAGTGACAAATACGTAAGCTATACCAGCAAATAAAGAGGCTGTAGCGTGAAGAGGTCTTACGTACTTAACCGCGCCTTCTGCATTATCGCCATTGCGAATAGTCTGCTGTGTCTCTGAATGGCTACGCTGTTTATCCTGAAGCTCTAGCGCCATGACTGATTCAAGGTGCCGATTCACTTCCGCTTCGCGTGCGGCGGCGATTTCTTCAAGCCTAAGCATTGCGTCATGGTTTTTCTTTAACTCCGCTAACGCTTGGTCGGGGTCTGTCGTTCC